CATAAAACACACAATCCTCATCCGCTGGATACCACCCCTGCGCCAAGTAAATCGCAGCTCGCCACGCTTGATGTGACTTTCTGTAATCGTCTGCCCATACACTTACGCAGGCATTACGTTTTGAAAAATTTAGCGAAAGAGGGCGCATTGAGTGACAACCTCTAAAAAATTCGCCCGTTACGGGGTTATAGGCAACTGTTTCTTTTAGCAATTTCAAATCTTTTTGATTCATCATCGTTGGTGTCTCACATCATTAAAAATGGGTCGTCTTTGTTTGCATCTATCGCACTCTCTATAGCCAAGCGATTGATAAATGCGCCAGTGCTTGTGAGGGCAAAGCATCCATGTTGGTTCTACTCTTGAAACAGGCTTTATTGCAGATATATCCATAACCACCCCCAACCGAATAAAAGAATAATAAATACTACACACATAATGTCATCAATTGCCATTTATTTAACTCCACAACTTTGCAACGCGAACGGTAAGCCCAAGAAAATAAACATAGGCACAAACACCCAAGGACACCAAACAATCAAGAAACCCCAAAATGAAATAAAACAGCAGGTGGATAAAACTTCCCAGAAATAATTGTAAATAAAAACGGCTACAAAAGATGCCAAAATAGCCGCACCAGCAATAAAGATTTGATCATCACTCATTTGTTCAGCTCCTGCAAAATGTATTTAATCTCGTTGCTTTCTTTAACGCTGCGCAACTTTTGTTGTTTGAGCTGTCTGCGTTCTTCTTTAAGCTCACGCAGACGGTTTTCTAAATGATCTTTTAATGCGATTTGTTTCATGATTGCTCTCCTAGAATGTTATTGTTATTTTTTCACTGTCTTCTACAAAACTAGCGATCTTTTTGCCCTGCGGAGTTAAAAACCACCCGTCACCTTTTACCCAACGTTTTGGGATGGCTCTTACTTCCGCTGTTCTACGCCTACCGTTGGCGTAATTTTTTTTGATAAAAATTTTCATTTTGTCATCGTTCGCTTTTCACCCTCATCGGTCATCATCTCTGTCAAGCTGTAAATGTGACCTCCTTTGAAAATGAATCCACCAATGTTTGATTGGTGTACTTCATAGTAGTTTGCATGGCTTACTTTAAAAAACAGGGTGGCGATAACCACCCCAGCAAGCAAACCAACGCCAGCGCATAAGGCTGCTAGTTTTTTGATTTGCTCGTCATTCATTCCACACTCCCAGTATCAAAGTTATTACAAATCGCACCAATAACGCGCGTAGGGCGTTTAAAGAGTTGGTAAGCACCAACAGCAAGATCATACTCCTGCTTTGCGTTGTTGCACGCTTGCATTGAAGCGTATGGAATTGCTACGCTGGTGTACTCGATGACTTCATGGCTTGTTGTTTTGCCGTGCTTGTCGATGGTGGTGTCAACTGTCAAAAATGACAGTGTTAATGCTAGCGTTGCTGATGCGCTCATGATTCACCTCTTTCTTCAATCATTGCGTCTGCAAACCGGTATGCCTTTTTAGCTGTTTCAAGACTAGTTCTTGCCCAATACTCATCGGTAATCAAACCTTGCATAGCCTTAGCCGCGAAATAATCGCGTAGCGTCATACCATGTGATACATGACGAGTTAATTCATCTTCATACGCAAATGTAAAAGCTAATCCTCCGTTTTTTATTTCTCTGCTCATAAACCCGCCTTTAATTTAAGAAGTTGACGTTTAACAAAATAAAGTTCCATTCTTGCTTTTCCGTTTTGCCACCAGAAATAAACAGCGGTTAAAATAAAAATAGCGTAAGCTGCGCCTGTTTGATCTAACATCTTTAAAAATTCAATCATAAATCACCTTTGTTAAAAAAATGCCACTTGTCTTAGCGGCTAGGTAGGAGTTGTTTTTTAAATTAACTTTGCGTAGTTTAAATTCGATTTAAAGTCAGCAATTAAGATTTTGTGTCTGCCCAATTCCGCGTCTGCATAAATTCTATGGGACAAATGATCAACGTGTTTGTAAACGATTTCGTTTAGCTCTTCTGAGCCTGCGATTTTTTCTTCGCCATCTTCGCCAAAAAAATCAATCTCATCAACCATACATTCTCTATCATCCTCGATAGGGTGGTGAAAAGTAGCAGGAACGTATTTACCTGATAGTGTTGCTGTGGCTTTAACGCCAATGTCAACTAAATCGTTGGTCATGATTAAAAAGTAAATGGTTACTTCCATTTTAATCTCCTAAGTTATTTTATTTTTGTTTGCGTTCTTGAGAACGTGTGCATATAGTAAAGCAAAACTTTACTATATGCAAGCAATTATTTATCAGAACGGAATATCATCATCACGAGCTGGTAAATATTCACCATTTAAACCCGCTGGAGAACGCGCTGCTGCTGCGTGTATCTCAGCGTAAGCCGCTTGCGGAGATTGGTACACTGGTTGCGGCTGCGCTTGCGGTTGCGATGCTGTATCGCGCTTGCCGACTAAATCAATAATATTAGCATTTACTTCCAACGTGGTTTTTTTAACGCCATCCGTTCCTACAAATTCGCTTTGTGTCATTTCGCCAGATATGAACACTTGTTGCCCTTTCTTCAGGTAATCTTTTAAACTACCTTCTGCACGTTTCCCCCACAATGCAACACGAAACCAAATCGTTTGCTGCTTGTCACCAAAGCCGATGTTATTGGCTACCGCCACATTTAAAACAGTTTGTCCGCTTGCTGTACTTCTTACTTCCGCGTCACGTCCAACTGTACCTGTAAAACTGATTACGTTACTCATGCCCAAAGTCCTGTTACTAAAATTGATGTTGCTAATACAACGCGATTTGTTAACTCATCGCGTTCTGTTTGTGTCACTTGCCATTTATGGCGAATGACGTTTTTATAATATCCTCCCTCTATCAAATACGGTAATTCTTCATCTTTTGCGTTAGCGATAAAATGAAAGCGTCTGTCATCCTGTTCTAATGCCGCTGATCTAATTGCGTCCAATTCTTCTTGGTATGGACAAAAAACAATCAACTCCGCGTGACTTTTGCCCGTCAAAATAGCATTGCTGACTAATTGCCAGTAATATTCTGGGAAGTCCTCGCGCAGTGAATCATTTTTAAACGATTTCTCTAACTCGCAGAAATTTTTTAATTGTGGGCATTTAATATCACCCACGCAATCATTCCCAATTAAATCGGGCGCACCTGTCCAACGTGGCATGGTTGAATGTGTTATGCGCTCGGTTGATGCTAATTCATATTCTAAGCCAATATGATGATCGTTTACATACGATTCAACAAACGTACCCCATAATGCAGGGCGTGACGACTGATCTGTGTTTAGTGATCTACCCAAGCGCATTTCATAGCGCGTTTCTTCAATGTACGTTAACGCAGGCTTACCAAGTGAATCAGACGCTTTGCCGTTGGTCATCAATTTATAAATGTTGCTACTGCTAAACGTTCCTGCTCTCATTATTTACCCTCCAAAAATAAAATCAATTTTTTATAGCTTGTTTTTTCACGGTTGTTCACTATTCGATGCGCATAATGTAGCTCTTTTTCACTTAGCAGCTCAGTTTTTGCTGTGAGTTGTTCGATTGCGTAATTCCAATCTTGAGAAATAAAGCGTACTTCATCTTTGATTTCGTCAACGCTTAAAACATCACGTCTATTTAAGTTTGCGCCAAATAAATCACCAAAATGATCGCAAGCATCTTTAATGGCTACCGTTTTAGCTAATGGAAACGCCATTGATAGCGCACCATTGTTAATACTTGATAAATCCGCAACGCTGCTACCTTTCTTAGTTTGTAATTGAGCAGCACCAATGCCATCGTGAAAATTCCATTCGTTGGTCACGGGGTGCAAGTAATGAACTCGAACCGTTACCCATACACCGTTGAACGCTGTTCCTTGTCCCGTTATTTCAATTTTCCATTGCGGGAAAATGGCTTTCATTAAGGTTTCGACTTTATCAATTGGCAAATAACGATAACCCGCAATGTACGGGTGTTTTTTCACCCATTCTTCGATTGGTTGTTGATTCATTAAATCATCGAATTTTTTTACGTTTGGGTTGACGACTACCCCGTTTTTTATATCGTCTATGGTTGCTAACTGCATTTTACTCTCCTAGTGGTGTCGATTTGTGCTAAAGTATAAAGCAAATCTTTACAATAATCAATATTTACTTTATTATTATCACAACGCAATACAGAGGAAATCATGGAAATAGAAAAAATTATTGAGTTTTTTGGTACGCAATACCGTCTAGCAAAGGCGTTAAACATTAAGCCGCAAAACGTTACACAATGGATTGCAGCCAATCAGATACCGCTAAAGCAGGCAATTAACATCGAAAAAGCGAGTAACGGAAAAATTACCCGCGAACAAATCAGACCGGATATATATGAAAGATAGAGATTACCAAATAAACGCCATTCAAGGCGTAAGAAACATTATTGCAGGTGGTAGCAAGCGTGTACTTGTGCAAGCATCCACAGGCGCAGGTAAAACGCATATAGCCGCGCGTATTATCGAATCAGCGGTAAACAAAGGGAAGCACGTTTTATTTGTGGCGCATAGAAAAGAGATTATTGGGCAAACTAGCGCAAAACTGGACTCAATGGAGATTGATCACGGTGTCATCATGGCAGATCATCCGCGTTATCAGCCGCACGATTTAGTGCAAGTGGCAAGCGTTCAAACTTTACGCCAACGCCACAAGCCTAAAGCGGACGTGGTTTTCTTTGATGAAGCGCATTTGAGCGTGTCGAAATCGTTTCTTGATTTAGTCGCGCATTATAAAGATTCAGTCATTATTGGGTTAACAGCCACGCCAATCAGAACAGACGGGCGCGGATTGGGTGAGATTTATCAAGACATGACGCAGGTTATCCCGATGCGTGAGTTAATTGAGCAGGGATTTTTAGTTCAACCGCGTGTGTTTGCGCCTTTTGTACCGAATTTAGGCGCGTTTAAAGTGGTTCGCGGTGATTACGATGCAACGCAGGTTGCTGCGGAGATGGACAAATCAAGCATCACGGGCGACATTGTCAAACACTGGAAACAACACGCGCAAGGACGCTCAACAATTTGTTTTGCGTCTAGCGTGGCGCATAGTGAGCATATCGTTGAAGAATTTAACGCAAGCGGGGTTTTAGCAAAGCATTTAGACGCTAAAACACCCGCTTATTTACGCGATAGAATTATTGAGGATTTTAAAGCAGGTAAATTTAGCGTTTTATCTAATATGGGAATTATGATTGAGGGTTTTGACCATCCCGCGACATCATGCGTTATTTTAGCA